CTCTTGCTTGTGCATCTCCCAACACCAACAAAGCAGCACTTGCGGTACTTAACTGGATTGAACAAAGGTAATTTTTTATGCCCGATAATGATGTCTACTTAGGTAATCCGTTACTTAAGAAAGCGAATACCAAAATTGAATTCACTCAGGAACAGATTGCTGAGTATATTCGATGTAAGGATGATCCTGTTTACTTTGCTCAAAACTATGTCCAGATTGTGACACTGGACCATGGTCTGCAACCATTCAGGACTTATGATTTCCAAGAGAAGTTAATCACTCGATTTCATGAGAACAGATTCAACATCTGTAAGATGCCACGACAGACTGGTAAGTCCACCACTGTGGTGTCTTACTTGTTGCATTATGCAATCTTCAACGACAGTGTGAACATTGGTATTCTGGCAAACAAAGCGTCCACTGCCAGAGAACTTTTGGCAAGACTTGCAACAGCATATGAAAACTTACCCAAGTGGATGCAGCAGGGCGTGCTAGTATGGAACAAAGGAAACATTGAACTCGAAAATGGCAGTAAGATATTGGCAGCTTCTACATCTGCGAGTGCTGTCCGAGGTATGTCGTTCAACATCCTCTTTCTCGACGAGTTCGCGTTCGTCCCGAATCACATTGCTGACTCGTTCTTTGCCTCTGTTTATCCTACTATTACTTCTGGTAAAAGCACAAAAGTCATCATCGTCTCAACCCCCCACGGGATGAACCACTTCTACCGCATGTGGTATGATGCGGAGAAGGGAAGAAACGAATATGTTCCAACAGATGTTCACTGGTCAGAAGTCCCAGGAAGGGACGATGAGTGGAAAGAACAGACCATCAAGAACACATCTGAACAACAGTTCAAGATTGAGTTTGAGTGTGAGTTTCTTGGTTCGATTGACACACTGATTTCTGCTTCCAAGTTGAAGTCACTGGTTTATGAGAAACCAATCGAAAAGAATGACAGTTGTGACATTTATGAAAAACCAAGACCTGGCAGAGATTACGTTGTAACCGTTGACGTTGCCAGGGGTGTTGGTGGTGACTATTCTGCTTTTGTTGTGGTTGACATCACTTCATTCCCACACAAAGTCGTTGCTAAGTACCGAGACAACAACATCAAACCAATGTTGTTCCCAAGTGTCATTTACGAAGTGGCAAAGTCTTACAATGAAGCATTCATTCTTTGTGAAGTGAATGACGTTGGTGATCAAGTTGCCAGCATTCTTCAGTATGACTTGGAGTATCAAAACCTGCTGATGTGCTCAATGCGAGGCAGAGCAGGTCAAGTTGTTGGACAAGGTTTCTCAGGAAACAAGACACAACTGGGTGTCAAGATGTCCAAGACTGTGAAAAAGGTTGGTTCACTCAACCTCAAGACAATGATTGAAGAGAACAAACTTCTCTTCTGTGATATCGACATTATCTCTGAGATGACAACCTTCATTCAGAAGAACAGTTCGTTCGAGGCTGAGGATGGTTGTAATGATGACTTGGCAATGTGTTTGGTCATTTATGCGTGGTTGGTTGCACAAGATTACTTTAAAGAACTTACTGACCAAGACGTAAGGAAGAGACTCTATGACGAGCAAAAGAATCAAATTGAACAGGACATGGCTCCTTTTGGTTTTATCTCTGATGGCCTGGACGCTGAGAGTTTTGTGTCTGATGATGGCGACAGATGGTACGCTTCCAAATCTGATGCGTTTGATGAGTATGGAGTAGCAGCAGGAGGATGGGAACTCTGGGGTAAGTATTGATGGATCTCGACGACCAGTTATCTTTAAACCATCTATTACTTAGTGACAGAAGATGTCGTTGTTGTGGTGAAGTCAAGAACCTCATTGATGGGTTTTATAAGACAAGAAAAACCAAGGGAAAGAATGCCTCCGCTTATTCTTATGAGTGCAAGGTGTGTACCATAAAGAGGATTGTTGAGAGGAGAAAAAAGAAAGATCCATTCCAAGACTGGTCATATCCTGACTGGTAAGTCAGTTCACCACCCATTTCCCCCCTGAAAACACCCAAATCTCTAAATATTATCAGATAAACTGAGAAACTTTTAGGGAGAAAAACATGGCGACTCCTCAATTATCTCCTGGTGTACTAATCAGGGAAGTTGATCTTACAGTCGGAAGAGCCGAAAACGTTCTTGATAATATTGGTGCTATTGCTGGTCCTTTTTCACAGGGTCCAGTAAACGAGGTTACACAGATTAACACTCAGCAACAGTACATCGACACCTTCGGTCAACCAATCTCGACTGACCGTCAGTACGAATACTGGATGACAGGTTCAGAGTTCCTGTCTTACGGCGGTGTTCTGAAGGTTGTTAGAATCGGTGGTGGTTCACTGGCAAACGCAAATGCTGGTGTCGGCATTGCTTCAACTACTTCTCTGAGAGTTGACAACTACGACGATTACGAACAAAACCATACAACTGACACTTCCTGGTATTACGCAGCAAGAAACCCTGGTAACTGGGGAACCGACCTGAAAGTTTGCGTCATCGACAACGCTGCTGACCAAACAATCGGAATTGCAACAACCAACCCAGGTGCAATCGGTGGTGTTATTGGTTACGGTGTAACCGCAGCTCTGTCAAACGTTGTTGTTCCTGGCGCTGGTTCGACCACTGGTTTCACTGGTTATCTGAAGGGCATCATCACTGGTGTTACAACGGACGCAACCAACTCAAACTCAACAATCGACGTTAAGATTGTTGCAAGAGTTTCTTCCGCTGGAACAACTTATCCAATCAATTATCGTCAGAGCGACCCAGGTCAATCTTTCGAAGCATCCGATTCATTGAATCTGGTCAACAACTCTGGAGTCACAACTGGAACAGCAACTGCTGCTTCAATCCTCGACTGGTACGACCAGCAGACACTTGGTCTGACCAACTCCACAGTTTATTGGAAGTCCATCGCTCCAAAACCTGTAAGCAGCAACTACTCAAGCAGCAGAAACGGTGGCGGTGATGGAATCCACGTTGTTGTTTATGATGACACTGGTAAGGTCACTGGAATCCAGGGTAACATTCTGGAAAGACACCTGAATCTGTCGAAGGCTGCTGACGCTTCCGCTGACGGAGACGCTCCAACCAAGACTTACTACAAGGATTTCATCGCTAATGGATCCGAGTACATCTTTGCTGGTCACAACCCATCATCTGCTGATGACGCTTATTGGGGCACTGCTCCTCTGGCAACTGGTTTCTCAACCGACTTCACTAAGTACACAACTTCTGAAGGTCTCTGGGGTCAGGACGCTCAAGGTGTCAAGTTCAGTGCCATCGGTAACGTAAGTTACACCCTCGGTGGTGGTGTTGATTATCAAGCAGGTGGCGGCATGGAAGCCACTCTGGGCGATCTGGTAACTGGTTACGGTTACTTCGACAACAAAGATGAAGTAGCAGTTGACTTCATCATGATGGGTCCTGGTCTCACAACTGAGTCCTCCTCTCAAGCAAAAGCGAACTACATCATCTCTCTTGCCGAATCAAGAAAGGATTGTGTCGCTTGTGTTTCGCCCCACAGAGCAAACATCGTCAACGTTTCCAACTCAACAACACAAACCAATAACCTGCTGAGATACTTCGCTCCTCTGTCAAGTTCTTCTTATGCAGTGTTTGACAGCGGTTACAAGTACACTTACGATCGCTTCAACAATGAGTTCCGTTACATCCCTTGTAACGGTGACACCGCTGGTCTGATGGTCAGAACTGGCATCCTTGCTTACCCCTGGTTCTCACCTGCTGGTCAGCAAAGAGGTGTTCTGAACAATGCCATCAAACTCGCTTACAACCCCAATAAGGCACAGAGAGACCTGCTGTATCCAGCAAGAGTCAACTCAATCATCAACCAGAGAGGAACAGGAATTGTTCTCTTCGGTGATAAGACTGCCCTGGGTTACTCTTCTGCCTTCGACAGAATCAACGTTCGTCGCCTGTTCCTGACAGTTGAGCAAGCACTTGAGGGTGCTGCTAACGCACAACTGTTCGAACTCAACGATGTTAACACGAGGTCCAACTTCGTCAACATCGTCGAACCTTATCTCCGCGACGTTCAAGCGAAGAGAGGCATCTACGACTTCTTGGTTGTTTGTGATGAAACTAATAACACTCCTGATGTGATTGACAACAATGAATTCAGAGCAGACATTTATCTGAAACCAACCAAGTCTATCAACTACGTCACCTTGACCTTCGTCGCAACCCGCACTGGCGTTGCCTTCGAAGAAGTTGTTGGAACTGTTTGATCATTACTACATAAACATAGGAGGACCTAACAATGGCTGAGACCAGAACACTCTCACAATTCAAATCTAAACTGGCGGGTGGTGCAGCCCGCCCCAATCTGTTCGAAGTTTCAATCCCTTCGTTCCCAGCATCCGTTGTTGATGCTTGGGGAAGTGGAGATGACGGCGAGAACGGTGTTTTCAAATTCCTGTGTAAAGCAGCGCA